GTGAATCTCTCATCGTTAGAAGTAAGGCTAAACAGAGCAAAGAAAAGGGAGCAAGATGACAATCAAAGACCTGAGTCTGAAACTGGCGGCAATTAGCCTCCTGGCAGACCAAGCCAAACGCCTCAAGGATGAGCTACGAGCTGAACTCCAAGGCGAGATGAATAACTTAGGAGCCGACCGAGTAAAGGCTGAATTAGGTGATGAGGTAATTGCCTACATCACTACCACTAAGCCCAAGTTCAAGTGGGTCATCAAGTCAGATAGAAAGTTCATTGACTGGGTAAAGACCAACGTCCCTAGTGAGATAGTCGAGACAGTAAGAGATTCGTCGATTGACAAGATATTGGAAAAGTTCAATTACCTTGATGATGTAGTTATCGATTCAAATGGGGAAATAGTTGATTGGTTAGAGGGTAGCGAGTCTGAGCCTTATCTGACCACTAAGTTCCACGGCGAAGGTCGAGCAAAGCTCAGAGACGCCATTATTGGCCTCAATGGGGCTAATGAGATAGATGTGAGGAAAGTATTAGAACTCGAATGAAGATTGGTTCCTTATGCTCAGGGTATGGTGGCCTAGATATGGCAGTAGAAGCCTTTTATAACGCTGAAACCGCTTGGATGTGTGACATTGATAAGTACGCCTCAATAGTTATCAAAGAGCGTTGGGGATTACCTAATTTGGGAGATATGAAGACAGTTGATTGGTCGAATGTTGAGCCGGTGGACATTCTGACAGCTGGTTATCCCTGCCAGCCATTTAGCACCGCTGGACAACGTAAAGGATCAGAAGATGAGCGACACCTATGGCCTTACATCAAGGAAATTATTAGCGAGTTACAGCCCAAGCGAGTCATCTTGGAAAACGTCAGAGGACATCTCACCCTCGGATTCAAAGAGGTTCTTGCGGACCTTACCGAAATTGGGTATGACGCAAAATGGGCAATTGTTCGAGCTAGTGATGTCGGAGCACCACACAGAAGAGAACGATTGTTTTGCGTTGCTCAACCTTCCAACTCCGACCGCTTCGGATTCAACTTTCGAGAACTTGAAACGGCAGGGAATCAAAGGGAATCACAATCTGAGTCTGCCCAATGCTGTGAGACTTCTACCGACTCCGACTGCTCGCCACACCAGCAATCACGACGAGCCAATCGACCAGTTTCTCAATCGACAAGCGAGGCCATCGACTGGCCAGATAGGAATGAGTACAGGAGTAGCGGTGAGATTATTACCAACGCCGAAAGTGGGGGGACAAGGGTTCAATCAAAGCGAAGCAAAACGCCATACTCCCAATTTGGAGACGACATTGACATTATTAGCAACACCGACAACGAATGTAAGTCATACGACGGGCAAATGTCGCAACTGGGGAGCCGATTTGCTTCACGATGTGAAATGCGACTGCGTAGAACGCCGAATCCATTGGATATAAATGACAAACTGAACGCAAAGTTTGTTGAATATATGATGGGATTACCAGAAGGTTGGGTAACTGATTTGGAGATTAGTCGATCACAACAACTAAAACTCCTAGGTAATGGAGTAGTTCCTCAACAAGCATATTACGCGATTGATAAGTTAGAAAGGCTCTGACCTGCGGTTATGTATTTCAATTTGACAAGCCGAGTACCATCTCGCCATAGCGCGGGCGCAGAGCTGGCCCTAAAGCGGAGGTTGAGGGAGGGCCTTTGTCTTCGCCTGATGGCTACGACGCTAATAACTGCTCTGATTACAATAATAAATACAAGCCCATCAAAAGCAGATATGAATCTGAAACTATATGCTTACAATCAGATGAGTTGGAAGCAATTTGAGTGTTATAACTGGTTGATTTATAAAGAGAGTAGTTGGAATCCTAAAGCTCGTAATGGATCACACTATGGCTTAGGTCAGATGCGTTCTACTTGGTATAGAGACCTCAATCCATATCAGCAAATAAGAGCGCACTTACGCTATTTAGGACACAGATATAACGGCGATGCTTGCCTCGCACTCAGCCACTTGGAACGTAAGGGCTGGCACTAGTGGGTCACAAGAGATATAACTCAGCGTACTATCAACGAGTGCGTAAAGAAGTATTAGACCGCGACTACTGGACTTGTCATTACTGCGGACAGGAAGCCAACACAGTCGATCACTTGATACCAATAAGTAAAGGTGGCACAGACGAAGCTACCAATATGGTTGCGGCTTGTGTGAAATGTAATTCAGGCAAACGCGATCGAATGACCCCTACCTTTTTTGAGCGCGTTTCGAAACCCACGACCCCCATTGGGAAGATTTTCCCTGAAAATGGAAGCGTTCGGCATTATGAGTGAGCCTCTGGGCGACTCTGGGAGCGATTCGAAGGAACTAGCCCGACTTAGGGACGAATCGGCTTACCGAGGTGTGCCAAACCCTCGAATCCACACAAAACTGACCGATTACCCATCTCACGGCGAGGCTATGATCCGATTTTGCGAGGAAATAGGTTACGAACTGCTCCCTTGGCAACAATGGCTAGCCCATCACTCACTGAAATACAAACCCGACGGCCGATGGGCTCATCCAATAGTGTGTTTATTAGTCGGCCGCCAAAACGGCAAATCTACTTTTATGGCTCTCAATATCTTGTTTAGAATCTACGTTCTGAAGGAGAAATTACAAGTCCATACGGCGCACAAACTGACCACTTCAGCCGAATTGTTTTACAAGATATATGGGATTATTGAACAGAGTCCCAGATTAGCCGCTGAGTTTACTAAGAAGCTGGAAAGTAAGGGATTTCAAGAGCTTCAGTTCACCGAGGGTCGCAGATACATAGTCCGAGCCAATAACTCAGCCGGTCGAGGTATCGCCGCCCCAAATTGCGTTCATATGGACGAGGTAAGAGACTTCAAAGATGATGACGTCTGGTCTGCCTTGCGTTATACCCAAATGGCCAGCCCAAATCCGCAAACGTTTATTTACACTTCAGCTGGAGATCAACATTCGATAGTTTTGAATCGACTTAGGGAACGAGCTTTAGCGGCAATTCACGGAGCCCCTGACGATATTGGATGGTTCGAGTATTCAGCCCCTCAAGGAATCAAGTTCGACAATTCGCCCGACTTCTGGTTAGGCGTCTCACAAGCCAATCCGTCACTCGGTCACACAATTCACCCAGACAATATTCGGGCGGTACTAAATGACCCTGAAGACATTGTCCGCACGGAGGTATTGACCCAGTGGGTGGACACAATAAATCCCGTTATCAATGCCTCCCAATGGGACGCTTGTAAAGTTGAGGGACTTCGACTCAACCCTGAGGCCGATACTTGGCTCGCTATCGATCTCAGCCCTGACCGCAAACAAGCCGCGCTAGTTGCCAGCCAGAAACTTGAGGGCGACCAATTCCAAGTCATCCTTCTTCAGACTTGGCACAATCCTCAGAACTTGGACGATAAAGCCTTGGCTAACGACCTAGCCGAATGGTTCAGAAAGTACCCAGTCCAACTTGTGGCTTACTCAGCCCGAACAGCGTCAGCGGTCGCGGCTAGATTGGCTCCGGCTGGAATTAGGACTGAGCCCATCGATGGTCTAGATTACGCGCAAAGCTGTGACGAACTCCTAGGTGCTATTTCATCTCAGCGGTTAGCCCACTCGGGACAGGAAGAGCTGACCAAACAATGCCTCTCCGCCGTCAAACTACCATTCGGTGATGGCGGTTGGGTAATGGGTCGGAAAGTTAGTAACGCGGTCATCTGTGGAGCTATTGCTTCGGCGATGGCGACTCACTTCGCCACTAAGTCAAACGATGGCGTCGATATTGTGATTCTGTAACACACCGCCCTTACAATATTAGGCAAATGGGTGCTATCAGAGACTTTCTATTTCCACAAGTAACCTCAGCCAAGCCTGACAAGGTGAGCGACGTTACCGCCGCACTAACGCCAGTCCAGATTTCAGATTCCGTCTATAACATTCTCGGCGGCGCAACTAATACAACTCGACAACTATCGATGAGCGTTCCGTCAATCGCTCGCGCTAGAAATATCATCTGCGGAACTGTCGGCTCACTTCCACTTGAGCAATATTCAAAACTAACCGGTGAACACGTTGATCCACTTCGCGTAATCAATCAGCCTGATCCTCGCGTTCCCGGAAGCCTTATCTATACTTGGCTCGCCGAAGATATTTGGCTTTATGGCGTCGGTTATGGTCAAGTGCTCGATATGTATTCCGCAACTGATGGCGGAAAGGTTCGCGCTTGGACTCGCGTAAGCCCTGACCGAGTTACAGTCGATACCAATTTCCGTAACACAATGATTGAGTCATACAAAGTCGATGGAATGGATGTCCCACTTTCGGGCGTTGGTTCGATTATCCGTTTCGATGGTTATGATGAAGGATTCTTACACAGAGCTGGTAAGACTGTCAGCGCGGCTGTATATCTTGAGAACGCGGCGGTAAATTACGCCAAAGAGCCAGCACCTTCAATGATTTTGAAGTCTAACGGCACAAACCTAACCGCTGAAAGAGTTTCGTCACTTCTCTCAGCTTGGAGAACTGCTCGACAGACTCGCTCGACCGCTTTCCTCAATGCTGATGTAGATTTGAAAGAGTTCGGCTACGATCCTAAGAGCCTTCAACTAGCAGAAGCGCGTCAGTACGTCGCGCTTGAACTTGCGAGAGCCGCTGGGATTCCGGCGTATTTCCTAAGCGCGGAAACAACCTCGATGACATATTCAAACTCAATCAGCGAGCGTCGTTCACTTGTAGATTTCTCACTTCGCCCATTACTTACAGCAATCGAGAAGCGTCTATCAATGCCGGACTTTGTTCCAGCGACGACTGAAGTACGTTTCGACCTTGATGACTTCTTGCGCGGAAATCCTCTCGAAAGAGCGCAAGTGTACGAAATACTAAACCGCATCGGCGCGATGAGCGTTGAGCAAATCCAAGAAGAAGAGGACTTGATCCGATGAAGATCAATATGCCAATGGTCGTAACTGCGGCCGATACTGTAAAGCGCACAATTAGCGGAACTATTGTGACTTGGAACGAACAAGGAAACACTTCAGTTGGCCCAACTATTTTTGCCGCTAATTCAATTGAAATGAAGCCAGTCAAGCTACTTCTTGAACACGATCGCACTCGACCAATCGGTAAATTGCTATCTCACGAGGTAACCGCTTCCGGAATTGTCGCCACCTTCAAAATCGCTAACACTATGGCCGGAGAAGACGCGCTAATCGAGGCGACTGAAGGTTTGCGCGATGGCTTTAGCGTTGGCGCACAAATCAACGAATGGACTAACGTCAAGGGCACAATGAACATCACTTCCGCAACCCTTGATGAAGTTTCGCTTGTTACTGATCCAGCAATCGATTCGGCTCGCGTTAGCGAAGTCGCCGCTTCCGAGAATGAAGCACCTAAAGAAGATTCTGCTCCGGCAACCGCTGACGCAGACAAACCAACCGAAGGAGACCAAGTGTCAGACACTACCGCTCCAGTTCCTGCCGTCGAAGAAGCGGTAGAAGCTGCTAAGGTGGAGACAGTTGCGGCATCACGCCCAGCTTTCTACACCACTCCTCGCCTTGAGTTCACAAAGGCGAAATACCTCGAGAACAGCGTTCGCGCTAAACTCGGTGATGACGTCGCTCGCCAATACGTTATGGCGGCAGACGACACAACTTCAAACAATGCTGGCTTGATTCCTACTCGCCAACTAACTGAAATCATCAACCCACTATCAAACGCAGACCGCCCAGCAGTTGATTCTGTATCTCGCGGCGTTCTACCTGATGCTGGAATGAGCTTCGAAATCCCTAAAATCACCGCGGTTCCAACTGTCGGCGAAGAGGCTGAAGCGGCCGCAATCGATGAGACAGGAATGACAAATGAG